GTGGCATCCGGGTCGACAGCTTTAGCGCTAAGGCTGCATAGAACATGCAGGTGCAAGCGTTCGGTTGTACGACCAGACAGCTACCCAATGGTGCCGAAAGGTGAGGACCCGCAGGTCCTGCTTTCCTTGCTGGAAAACCAGCGACTTGTGAATGATAGCACAAGTGATGCAACATCCATGCTTTCATCACGATAAAAGAGCCCCATTGCTGGAGCCCCGTTCGTTCGCATGGTGCCCCGTTTGCAAAAATACTCGAACGATGATAACCGTGGTAAACGGGGCCGTCTACCTCATGATTCCGCGAGCGGCGTAGGCGTGACGACCGCCATTCAGACGATTACCTCACACGAATCTTCTGCCCAGTATAGATCTTGTTCGGGTTGCTGATGCCGTTCATCTGGGCGAGCTTGGTGTAGGTCGTGCCGTACTTCTGGGCGATTCCGGAGAGCGTATCGCCGGGCTTCACGACGTAGACGTGCTGGGGCGCCGGTTTCGAGGCTCCATTGATCTTGTCCTGAACGGCCTTGTATCGGGAGCCGAGAACGCGTTTACGCACATCTCCATTGCCGTACTTGCCTGCCATCACCTCGGAAGCAAGGATGTCGACCGAAGCCGAAGCGATGTGGTTGATGAAGTTCTGCACCTCGCCGTAACGCGAGCCGAGCGCCTGTTTGCGAGCATCACCGGAGCCGAACTCATTGCGCATGAGGCGATCTGCCAGCTCGAGCGTCGACCCCTGCGGGGCGGTCGGCTGAGGGGCCGGCTGGGGAGCGGGCTGCGCTGCCCCCTCGGGGTTGGCGTAGCGGTCCCATGCGGCGGCGTCGCCGTAGAACTTGTTCAGGTCGAGGTTGCCGCCGTAGCCGGGAAGGCGGCCGTGGCTGGAATACTGGCGCATCATGCAGCCGTACTTGCCCTCATTCCACGGGGCGTCCTGGTAGCCCGTGGCGTTGTTGTTCGCGTATTGGGCCACCCACGTGCCGCAGTTGTGCTTGCGGCACAGGTCCCACGGGAAGACGCTCGCCGACGCGTAGACCACTGGCGGAACGCCCGTGCGCTCCTTGACTCGGGCGATGCACTGCTCGAGGTAGCCGAGGCTGCCCCACGCGGCGTTCTCGCCCTGCTCCCAGTCGAGCACGATCATGACCTTGCCGACCCAGTTCTTGATGGAGTCGATGAAAAAGTCCATCTCGGCGACCGCGCCCTGACCGCCGATGTAGTGGTAGACGCCGACCTTCTTGCCGAGCGACATTGCCTGCTCGACCTGACGCACGCAGTCGGGCGATGTGTAGCCGGTGCCCTGCGTCGCCTTCGCGATGACGAAGTCGCACGGGACGGCCGCGAGGTCGATGCCCTTCTGCCAGTTGGAGATGTCGATGCCCTTCATAGACATTACTAGCCCCTTCCGATTGAAATGAAATATCCCCAGTCCACCTTTTGGAACTGGGAGCTGTTGATGGTTACCTCGTATATGCAGCACGGGTCGTGTATCGTGATCTCGTTCCCGTCAACGCCGCATATCAGAACGATGTGCCCGCCGTAGCTCTTTCCGCCTTCAACGAGCTGTCCCTTCATGGAGCCGAATACCATACGGCCACGCGAGCATTCGTCAATGGCCCTCTGCTGGTCTTCGTACAAAACGGTGTAGTCGAGCGTTGGGTCTCGCTGCTTCATCCACTCGCAGAATCCGGGCATGTAGTTCTGCCCATCCTGCACGTAGTTGTTTCCCACGGCGTCAAGCATCCTGTCTGGCGTCCAAGCCTCCTCGCTGAGATAGCTCCACGCCATGGCTGCGCACGTGAGGCCGCAGCCGGACGTGGCCAAGTCTGACCCGGCGTAGGGAAGCCCTCCCCAGCGCTCGTCCGTCTGCGTGTAAAGCGGGACGATGCCCGGTGCCATGGTGTCCTCGATGACCACGGGCTCGGGCTCTGGCTCCGGTTGCGGCTTCGGCTGGGCCGCCTTGACCATGTAGGCCAAGGCGATTACCTCAACGACGAGGACGAGCGCCGCGACTACTGCTGCGGCTTGGAGAGCGGGCTTGCGCCCTCGTCCACCTCCGGTACACCCACGATGCTCGTGAGGATGGACGCCACCGCTGCGGTCGCCGCAAGGGCCGCGATCTGCGGCCAGTCCAGCGCGGTGATGGACACCACCGTGGTTCCCATTGCCGCGAGCGCGGTCTGCGCTGCGGTCTTGACCGCGCGCACGCCAGCGGCGACGCACCACTTCTTGATTCCGTCCTTGGTCATGGTTGAACCCCTTTCTACTATTCACCGCGCACCTCCCGGCGCACGACGATGGCGTGGATTTCATCGATCTGCCCGGCCATGTGGGTGGTCGTGCTATCGATGCGCCTGACGCTTCCGCCCATCTCGGCGCTTTTCTCCTTGCTGTCGCCGATTTGCGTAACGGCCGTGTTCACCGTGACGTTCAGCGCTTCGATTGCCCGCGTCGATTCCTCTTGCGCGGCTATCTGCCTCTGGGTGGTCTTGATGCGCTCTCGCTCGCGCTCGTCCAGTGCAGCCTCGGCCTTCTCCTGCACCTCGATGCGGTAGCGCTCGTTTTCAAGCTGCTTCTCCTTGAGCTTTGAGCGCTGAGGGAGCGCCCACTTGACCACGACGAAAAGCACCGCCACGACGGTGAAGGCGAGCAGCGCGGCTATAGGCTCGGCGACAGCTGCGGCCTCGAACCCACCGGCTAGAGACTCGCCGCTCATGACTCATCCGGCACGTAAGCCGAGGGAGCCGTCTCAAGCTCGACCTCGCAGGCGTTGATCTTGGCACGCAGCTCCTCGCGCTCAGCCTTGACCGGCTCCCATTCCTCGTCGGTCATAACGCCGTCGGCATGCTTGAGCGCCTTGTAGTCACTCTGGAAAAGAAGCTGCTTGTACCCGTTGATTTCGGCCTCTATGGCCTCGCGTGTTCGCTCCATGGCGCACTCCTTTCGTAGGGTGCGCCCATCGTATTAGCGGCGTGAGATTACTTGAGGTGTATGGCATCTTCGGCGCGCATGCCGGACAGCTGCAGGAAAAGCGCTTCCATGCTCGCGATGGTGCGGTGCGCGTCGAGGTGCACGAGACCCCCGCGCCATGACATGAATTGCTGCGCCACCTGCCACAGCTCTATATCGCCGCGCTCGTACATGCGGTGCAGGGCCTTGAGCTTGCGGCGCTCACGCGTTATGGTCTCGCGGCACGGCTTGACTATCACCCGCCCGGTTTCCGTGTAGAAGAACCTTTTCTTCAAGAAGGTGAAGCCGTGGGTGAGCTTGGTTATCTTTGTTTTGATCGGGTGAACCTCTATGCCGTAGTCTCCACACAGTATCTCTACGCATGCCGCCACGAGCCTCAGATGCTCCTTGCTTGTGTGGATTGCGTAGCTATCGTCCATGTAGCGCCCGTAGCTCTCGACGTTGCACATCTCGGTAACGTAGTGGTCGATGGGGTCTGGGAACGCCACGGCGCATATCTGGTTCGGCTCGCTTCCGAGCCCTAGCCCAACCTCGCCCTGCACGTCGATGAAGTGGTTCTGAAGCTCAACGAGGCGATGGTCTGAAAGCCTCTGAGCTATCTGGCGCTTGAGCGGGTCGTGCGCTATGCGAGCGAAATAGTCGCGGAAGTCCATCTGCAGTATGTACCCTTCAGCGCCGTGCTTGCGGTAATGCTTCACGAGCTGCTTCTTCATGAGCCTGATGGCGTACTCCGTCCCCCTGCCCTTGATGTTGGCGCTGTTCGCGTGAATGAGGCTTGGAACGGTCGCCGGTATGAGCGCGTTCTGGGAGAGAGACTTCTGCGGAACCCTTTCTGCTATGTGCACGGAGCTGATGTGGCGTAGCTTACCGCGCTCCTTTATGTCGAAGTAGATAAAGCCCCGGTGAAGCTCGTTCCCCTCTAGGATGTCGCGGCGAGCCCTTACGATGTTCAGCAGGACGTCCTTCTGGTATCGCTGTATAGACGCCTTCCATGAGACGCCGCGCCCTGCCTGCATCGCCGCCTTGTAAAGCGCGTTGAGGTCTGCGACCGCCTCAAGATTAACGTCCTTGAGCCTATCGTCCCTCTTACGCGCGCGTTCACGCTCCCGCCTAGCCCTTCTCGCGGCGCGCCTATCGTCGGAGTTCAAAGGAGGCACCCCGCACGGCTATCACTGGCGTTCCGGCAGCCGCTTGCAGGACGGGCATGAAACCGCGACGAACGCCGAAGCTCGCAGCCATGCAAGAAGCGTCCGCCCGCCTGCGCGGGGTGCATATTTACGGCGCTGAGGCCGAAGGTCACGCCTTCCTTCCTCTTTATGCTCGGCTTTCGGAATTGCCTACTCGGTCTGGCGATAAGGGAATCAGGGGCGGGGCCGCACCCAGTCATTCGTCGGGGAATTGTAGTTGGCATTCCCGTTGTTGTTGACGTAGCACACGTCGGACGAGGACGAGCCGGACACCGACCGCAGCCACCAATTGATGCGACTTTCAAGGCGTGACCGGGGACATTATACCGAACGAAGCCGCTCAATCTCTTGCTCCAAGTCCGCTATGCGCTCCTCCGTTGTCTGCTTTCCCGTCAGCTTCACCGACTTGCGGTACCCCTTCAGCAGGGCTATCTCCTTGTCGATCATGTTCACGACGTTCTCAAGGACGTTTGCGTTGGCGACAACCCCGAGCGCCATAAGGCATTGCATGTCCTGCAGAAGCTGGTCGCAGTCTGCTATCGCAAGCGTTATGTACCGCTTGCGCTCAAGCACGTTGAAGCTCGTGTTCGGGTAGAAGTGGTCGGCCCGGTTGATGTTGTACACGACGCTCCGCGCAGTCTCGACTGTTGGGACGCCGTTCAGAAGCCGGTACTTCTTCGGGCACACGCGGTCTGAGGCCATAAGCCTGTTGACCTCTACGCGTATCTGTATGGCGTTGTGGTAGAACTCGAACTGCGATAGCGTCCGGTTCCTCGCGAGCACTCCGCTCATGGGGCAGCCTTCCTCGAAACATCCCGGCCGCTTCGCGGCAAGATGCCCCGCGCAAGGCGGGGCATCGTAAAGTATACCGAATCGGTTTAACCGACGAGGAAGCAGGGGCGGGGCCGCACCCAGTCAGTCGTCGGGGAAGTGCAGGTGGCAGACCCGTAGCCGTTGACGTAGCACACGCCGGACGAGGACGAGCCGGACACCGACCGCAGCCACCAAGCGATGCGACTACCCATGATGCGGTCCTTTGTCTGCTTGAAGATCGGGAACTGGCAATCGAAGCCCGTGCCGTATCCGGGCTTGCTCCATACGTTCTGGCCGTACACCTCGACCTCTGACAGCGACCATATCTTGCCCAAGTCCTGCCACGACCAAGATGACGGCTCGGTGAGCTTTCCTGATGCGCTGTAGCGCTCCTCAAGCAGCACGCGCTGCGTCATGAGCACGGCCTGAAGCTCTGCGGGGAGCGCGGGAAGGAAGTCCTCGATCTCCCACTCGTGAAGGAGACTGCAGAGATAGGGGTTCTTCACGTCGGACGTTCCGTTGTTGTCGTTGGTGCTTCTCCAAGGTAGGAACGACGTGTTCACGGCCTTGTCGCCGCGAACTGAGACGGTGGTGCGCGGAACCATGGCGATGTGGTGACCCTTCGCCGAATCGCCGCACTGGTAGTATGGGTCGATTGCGCCGATCTGGTAGCGGATGGTCTGGCTGTTGACGTTTGCGCCCTGCGCAACCTGCACGTCAACGTAGTCGCCGATGCGCAAGCCTGCGAAGTTGCCAGCCTTGACGCGGCTTTGGAGCCACGCCCAGACGTTGCCCTTTCCGGAAATCTCCTCGGCGAACTCGGACGCGAGCGAGCGGCCGGAGAACGCGCCGATTGAATCTTGACGGTCGTACTCCTCGTTGTTGATGGCGCGCGTCGCGTTGTCCCGCGCGGTCTGGTCGATCATCGTGTAGTTGGTTCCCTTTACGTTAAGGGTTTTGACGTCTGCCATTTCGGTTTCCTTTCTAGGCCAGTGTGATGGTTGTTCCGCTCACGGAGCACGTGTCCCCGAATGTCGCCGTGCTGCCGGATACGGAAGCCTTCGCGCTCGGGCAGTACACGGTTCCGTCCATGTAGTAGAAGCCCGTTTCATCCGCCAGCATGGAGCCCAGCTTGTCGATTTGAGCTTTCATCGCCGCAACGTCCTCGTCTCCGATAACGGACTGGCTCAGCCCGTCCGCCACAGTCTGGGCGTAGTTCGCTGCGGAGTTCGCATTGCTCGCTGCGCTCTGTGCCGCCGTGGTTGCCGCCTGCGATTGGCTTTTGAGCGTGTTGAACTCTGTCACTCGCTGCTGCTCAGCGTTGACCCGCGAGGTCTCTTGGTTCTTGCGCGTGGTCTCGTTGTTCTGCCGCGTGGTCTCGTTGCTCTTGCGGGTGTTCTCGGCGGTGACGCGGGCCTGCTCTTGGCTCTCGGCCTGCTTCTCGAAAGCTTGCCACTTGTCGTAGAGCTGCGTGAGCATATCGTCGTAGTACTCGGACTCCTCCTCCGGGTCTGAGGTGTCCACGGCGGGCAGGATGCGAAGCTCGAAGCCCTCCGTTGACTCTGCCTTGGTGGTGCCGGAATAGAAGACGAAGTGAGCGAGGCGTGCCATGCCGGGAGAGGACACGGCCTGAGACGGGAGCGTGCAGCTGACGGTGCTTCCGGATATGCTGGCGGTGCACCGTGCCCACGTCCCGTCGGCCTTGAGTATGTCGAGGCGGGCGCTCCCCGTAGGGGTGTAGTTCGCGCCGTCGTTCTTGAGCTGAGCCTTGATGATCTGCGTGGCCACGTCTCCCACGCGCACAACGACGCGAGGCGGCACCAGCGCCGTGCTCTTGTTCATCTCAAGGATGATGTCGTGCTCGATAGCCATTAGCCCTCCTCGTGCTCCATCATCCAGTCAATTGCGATGATTTCCTCTCCGCTAAGCACGCCGATGACGTCATCTGGCGTTGCGGCCATGATCTGCACGTCATGCTCTACGTCGGACGCCTCGTTTAACTTGTGCAGAAAATCTTGGAATCCGTCGCAGCTGGGGGTAACGGCGAAATCCTTAACGTTGCCGTCATCGTCTTTTATCTCCGTGCCGTACTCGCGAATGAGAGAATCCTTGTAATCCGTGTAGTCCGCCAAGGCGTTCATGATCGCGCGCATGTTGACGGCCGCCTTGTATCCCACAAGCGACCTGCTCTTAAGGACTTGCCCCAAAGATTTGGCCATGGCCTCAAGCTGCCTGTTGCTGTACTTCATTCCTGCTCCTCTGTTTGATGGCTGACTCCCAAGAACGAAAGAATCAGGTCTAGCTTTCCGTTCATCGATTCAAGAACGGTTGATTTCGCTGATTCGATAACGGGCTGCCCAGGCTCCTCCTTCTCGTGTGCGTCCCCTTCTTTGAAAACGATCTGCTCAGACATGGCTTCCTCCTAGCTGTACATACCGACGAGCAATCCGCGCTTGAACTCAAGCCTCACGTTGGTAGTCCAATGCGAGACGGTTCCATCGCTGTTGATCGAAGTTGGCAACATTCCTGTAAGCGTGTTTGTGATACCGCCCGACGCTCCTCCGCTGTCGGGGTCTATCCAGAAGTTTCGGGCCTCGTAGTTCCTGCCGTCGAGGTCGCATCCAAGGGCAACCGTGTCGGCCGAGAACCCTCCGAACGCTTTGTTGATGTACGAGAGCTTCATCATGTAGGTATCGTCTGACGCGCTCTCCTTTACAGACCACGTCATGTACGCGCCATCGTTCTCCAGATCGAATACCAAGCCCCTCTTTGACGAGTCGCCCGTATAGCGGTTCGTTCCTATCTTGCCGACCTCGTAATTCGAGTAGTAGAAGTGGATTCCGTTGCTCATGAGCCGGAACATGCTGTTGCCTATGTACGAGTTCTTGATGGTGAGCCCTCCGATGTAACCAGATGTCGTACGCAGGTATCCGCTGGAAAGGTTCCAGTAGTTGTTGCCAGCCGCATCGGAAATGGTTCCGGTTGCTATGTACGAGGCGTTGATGTAGAGCCTGTTGTTCGACAGGTAAACTCCCTGCGTCTGCCCGTTGTTCGTCAAGCGGTTGAAGACGCCACGCTGGTCAAGATCTTCATCGAGGTCATCTGTCGCCTGGTTCCCAGACGTAAGGCCTCTGGCAAGAACCGGGTCTGTGTAGGTGTACGTACCGTTCGACCACTTGATGCGGCTGCGCGTCCAGTAATATCGCCCTGAAATCCAAGATGGCTGCGTGTTCGACCAAGTACCGCCCGTTTGGGTTGTGTTGCTGGTCGAAAGGTAGTACTGCTCGATGACCTCGGCAGCGCCTATGCCGTTCTCGTTGGCAATCCTGCGAGGTGTAGTGTACTGTACGCTCCCATCAGCGAGGGTCATCTTCACGCGTGTCCATAGGTGCTTCCCCTGAGACCAGAGGGCGGTAGTAGTCCATGATGTTGGTTGGGTCGTAGAGCTATCGGACAGGCCGTATTGGACGTCCGCAGACACCACGACATCGCCAGCCTGAGAGCCGCCGATGTTCGCGAGAGCCGAAATGGTCACGTCTCCCGTATCGATGTCGGCGCTGAAAACAGTCTGACCGTTCTTCTCGACCTTGATGGTTCCGGTCTGGATGTACTCGCCGTTGAGGTAGAGCTTGCCGTCCTTCATGTAGAGGCCCTGCACAGCACCGTTGTCAGTAAGGCGGTTGAACACTTCCTCCTTGTCGAGCTTGGTGTCCAGATCGTCGGTCGATTGGTTTCCACTTGTAAGCGCGCTCGCCAAGACTGGGGTTGTGTACGTTACGCTGCCGTCAGACCATGTGATTCGTGAGCGCGTCCAGTAATAGCGGCCCTTTACCCACGTTGGCTGCGAGTTCTGCCATGACCCTCCGGCCTGCGTCGTTTTGCTGGTCGAAAGGTAGTACTGCTCGATGACCTCGGCAGCGCCTATGCCCTTGTCGTTCGAAATGCGCCGTGGAGTCGTGTATTGAATCGAGCCGTCGGCGAGCGTCATCTTAACGCGCGTCCACATGTGCTTGCCGCTCTGCCAGAGGGCAGTTGTTGCCCACGATGTCGGCTGCGTGTTGGCGGAATCAGATAGGCCGTACTGCACGTCGGCGGACACAACGATGTCTCCCGCGCTGCTGCTCCCAACAGACGCTGTTGCGGAGATCACCACGTCCTTGCTGTCAAAGTCGACCATGAAAACCGGGTCGTTCGGGTCGCCCACAACCATGCGCCCGGCTTTGATGAGGTTGGCCATGAGCGTGCCCGTGGTGATCCAGTCTGCGACAAAGCCGTTTCCGGTTCCGAAGGTGCGCCAGTCGTATGAGCCGTCCGCCTTTGTGCCGGAGGCGATTCGGAAGCCGAGCGAGCACAGCTGCAGGGCGGTGCCGCCGGTCTTTGTGGGCCTGCCGTCCTCGTCCAGCGGAACGCTTGAGAAGATGAAGCCGTTCTGGTAGCTCACGTGCATGTAGCTCATGCCGTTCATGTTGAACTGCTCGTTGAGCGAATCTATGAGCTGCTGCAGGAACGCGGGGGTGGTACCCGCCACGGCGTCCCAGCTGCCGGACTGGTTCTGAAGGTTGCTGATCTGCTGCTGTTGCTGCTGCAAGATGTCGGCGATGCTCTCGGTGACGTTCCCGAGTGTCACGCTCTGCGTCTTGGCCAGAAGGTCGCTTACCAGCTTTGTCACGCGCCCTTGGCATCGCAGCGTCGGCTCGAAGCTGCTGTCCACCATCTGGGTATCGTCGCCGACGCCGACGCCCTCCCACGGACGGCCCATGGCCACGAGGTCAACCACGTCCGCCTCGTAGGTGACGCCGGGGGTCTTGTGCTGGTCGAGGTAGTCCTGCGTCTCGGTCTTCAGCTGGCTTGCGTCCTCGCAGCTTGAGTTCTCGTACTTGCCGAACACGTGCTTGAGGCCGCCGTTTCCGTCTGGGCGTCCGTAAAGCTTGAGGGCTTCCGCGTCTTCAACGTAGTCCTTGCCGTTGTTGATGTCTCCGAAGGTGAGCTTTCGGCCATATCCGCCGGAATCGGTCTCTACGCCCTTGCCGTAGCCGTAGCACGCCGTTATGGCTCCCCAGTGCTCGGTGCGCGTGATGCTGTTGATGTCCTTGCCGTAGCTGAAGCGGCGGTGCCCGTTCGCATCGCCACGGTGTTTGAGGATGGAGACGCGGCGGCTCGTTACGCCGTTCGTGCCAACGGTGATGGAGGTCTGAAGCTCACCGCCGCACTCCAATATGGAGTTGAGCGCCGAGCGGCAGTCCGTATGGTAGAAGGTGAGGCCGCTGGAGACGGTTCCCGGCTGGTCTACCGTCCCGACAGCCCAGCGCGTCGGCTCAAGGCACACCTCAAGCGCGCGCTGGAAGCTGTAACCGTATGGGCGCTTGTCCTCGATGTAGTCGCCGAAAAGCTCGCAGATCGAGTTGAGCGCCGTGTCGCTGTAGATGGGCAGCCCTGCCGCGCTCGCTCCCTTCGGGTCTTGGCACACGTGCTCGTGCGGCTTGCCGTTGAGGTCTTGCCACACGAGGCGGTACCCCTCCTTGAGCGGGTAGGTTGTGGTGATGTCCACCGTGTCCTCGCCGTTGAGACAGTCCGTCCACACGAAGCCGAGGAGCTGGCGCGCGCCGATTGTGCCAACGTATGCGTCATGGCGGCTGTAAACGTCAACCCTCACTAGAGCCACCTTTCGTCCCATTCGACGGCCGCCGTTCCGCCGGATACCATGAGCGACGCGTTGCCCTCGATGCCGAAGAAGTCGCTTGTGATGTCCACGGCGTGATCCGTCCCGTTGATGGTGCATCGCTCAAGGCCCATGTCGAGCACGAGGCTCTGGGAGCCGGTGAAGCTCGCGAGCACGCGCACGTACTCACCGGTTCCCACGTTGGTTATCTGCCACTGGCTGCCCTTTGGCGGCTTCACCGTGACCACGGGTCGCGCCGGGTAGCTCCCGCCCACGCGCACGCTCTTGGTTTCTGTCACCTCGGCGCTGCGATGCCGCCCGTAGGCCACCGGGTCTGCGCACAGGAACGTGAGGTTAACGTCCGGCACGTAGGCAGGCTTGCTCGGCTCCGCCCCGCCTTCGTAGAGCGCCATGAGGTAGGTTGTCGGATCGTCCGGGAGAACCAGCGGCGCGGGAACGGCGGACTTCAGGCACGCGGCGAGGGCCTTGCGCGCCTCGGTTACCTCGCTCATGAGGCGGCGGGTGATGCAGCCGCTCACCGTGACCTCTATGGCGTCAAGCTCCACTGAGGACACGAGCGCCCCGTCCATGCCGGGCACCTGCGTCTGGGTGATGCGCCGCTTGGGCACCACCTGCCGCTTCACGTCGGTCACGAGCAGGTACGGCGAGAGGTCGTTACCGTCAAACTCTATCCTCTGGTCGAAGCTCATACGGCGTACCCCCTTCCTCGTGCCGTGATCCTGCTGCTCTGCGCCAAGGCGGTCGATACCGCATCGACGCCGATGTAGGCGTTGGTGTCCTTGGATGCTATCTCGCGCAGAAGATTCACCATCTCGCCCAGCATCGCCATGACCTCGGCATCGCCCCCGCCGTCCTGCTGGACGGCTCCGTACCCCACGGTGCGCACGCCGGACGAGAAGCCGCCGCCGTTGGCCTCGAAGTACGAGGCGCTTGCGAGCCTTCTTGCGGCGTCGGAGACGGTTCCCTCGCCCTTGAGCATGCCGCTCGCGAAGTTCTGCGCGAGGTGCAGGCCGGAGGTCTCGCCGCCCTTCTCCGATCCCGCCCACGGGCCTTCCTTCGGCACGGAGAAACCCATGGCGTTCTTGGCAGCCTGCACGACGCTCCACGCGGCGTTCGAGACCCACGTGATGCCCGCGCGGATGCCGCTCGCGAAGTTGCTCGCGAGGTGGCTGCCCCACCCGTAGGAGTTGCCCGCGTTCTGCATGTTGCTGGCGGCGCTGGCGAGGCTCCGCGCGTTGCTGCGGGTGGAGCCGACGCCGGAGCCGATGCCGCTGGCGAAGTTGCTTGAGGCGCTGCGGCCCTTGCTCGAAAGGTCTGAGGGCGTGCCGGAAACGCCGGACGAGGCGCTGCTGGCGAGGCTGCGGGCGCTTGACGAGACGGAGCCGACACCTGCGGCGAGGCCAGCCGAAAGCCCGCTCGACGCCCTGCTGCCCATGCTCTGCACGTCGCCCGGAAGCCCGCTGATGTGGTCGATGAGCTGCTGGCCGAGCTGGGCGATGGAGCTGAGCGGGCCGTCCGTGTTCCCGCTGATGCCGTTCGAGAGGCCCGCGTCAACATCGGAGCCGATGCGGTAGAAAGCTTGCGAGGGCGAGTGCGATTCCAGCGTGTCCTTGGCCTTGCTGATGACGTCCTCGCCGAGGAGCGCCGCCTGTTCCTCGGAAAGCGTCCCGTTGGCGATGCCGTTGGCAAGACCCTGGTCGATGTCGTGACCGAGGAGCTGCGCGGCTGCGGGAACGTCTCCGCCCGTGAGCTGAAGCGCGATCATGGACAGCATGGTGTTGGTCGCGCCGGACGCCGTGAAACTGTTGGCGGTGATGCCGTCGGCCACGCTCTGCGGGAGGCTGATGCCCGCGCTGCTCATCTGCGACGAGACGCTAGACCAGTCCCCGGTCGCCGCCGCCTTGAGGATACTCGTCGCGGTGTCGACGTTCACCGTCCCACTCTGCATGCCGTTGGCGAGCGCCGTTGCGGCGTTGAGGCCAGCGTCGTTCATCTGGATGCCCATGCCGTTCAGAGCATCTACGATGCTTTGCGTAGTTCCATCCCACGATGTGGCAAGCTGCACAAGCTCTTGATCGTTCAGGCTTCGGAATGTCTCGACGGACACGCCCGCGTTGCTCAGGTCGTTCGCGAAGTCGTTGATGTCAGTTCCTATGGTGTTCATGGCGGTGGAGACGGTGGAGCTTGACAGAACGAGGTTCTGCATGCTCAGCGCGTTCCCGTCGGCGATTGCCGCCTGAGCCGTCATGGAGGACGAGACGTTGTTGATGGAGGTGTTGCACGCGTCGAGCGCCGCCTGCGCCTCCTGTACGGCCTTGCCCTCCTCAGAGTTCGCCAGCGAAGCCTGCCACGCGGCCTCTGCCATCTCCTCGGCGTTCTGGACATATGGGCCGCACGTGGCGATGTAGTTCTGAACGAACTGGTCGTGCTCTCCCAGCTTATCGTTGTAAGCCTGCTGTGCCTGTGTAAGGGCTGTGATGTCCTCCGCCTGCTGCTGGTAGAGAGCCGAGAGGTTCTGCTGCTGGGCATCGACCTGAATCTGCTGAAGCTTCTGGTCGATGTAGCTTCCGAGCGACTGGGTAACGTCCTGGATTGCGCCATTCTCGTCGGCAAGCTTGCCGTTGGCGGCGTCGGTCACGCTTATCTGCGTCCCGCACAGCTCGTTTACGGTATCGACTGCCGTGCGCAGCCTTCCCTGCGCCTCGGTCGAGAGGTCGGTCTGGTTGGCGTACTGCTGGATGTAGGAGTAGGCCTGCTGCAGCTGCGCCATTTGGGCGGAAGCCGAGGTGTTGGTGTCGCTTATGGTCTGGGCGAGCTGCGCCTGCGATTCGAGCATGTCATCGATGTCAACCTTCGCGGCACCAGCCGATTCTCCGTAGCCTTCCAAGGCGTCGGCACCGGCGTTGGAAGCGCTCACGCCCTTCTGCGTCGCCGCAGTCAGGCCATCAGTAGCGGCCGTAAGCCTGTCCTCGTGCTCCTTCGCCTCTTGGAACACTCCAACGAGCGCGGTGATGCCCGCGACTATGGCGAGCGGAGCGATGGTGGCCAGAGCCAGCTTGAGTCCGGTAGCCGCGACGGAGGCGGCCTTCATGGCCACGCTCTGCGCGGTGACTGCTGCGGCGCTCGTCTGCGCCGCAGCGGCGGAGGCCTTGTAGCCATCCACGGTGCCCTTGGCCGCGTCCATGGCGCTCTTGCGCTCAGACACCTCCTGCTGAAGGTTCGCTATCAGCTCTTGGTTGGCCTTGCTGCCCTTCTTTTGCTCGTTGGACAGCTTGCGCACGGAGCTCTCGTAGCCGGACGTGGCCTTGTTGGCGTTCGTAACGGCGTCGATGTACTGATGGACGCCACCGGCCGCCTTCGCCGCCGGGTTCTTCTCAAGCGCCTTTGCAAGCTTCTCGTTGCCCTGATACGCCTTGAGCGATGCCACGTTGGTCGTAGTGAGCGCGTCGGCGTATGTCGCTATCTCCTGCTTGGCCTTGCCGTAGGCGGTGACCATGGAGCCCACGCCCTTGGTGATCCTGCCTGAAACGGATAGGACGGGGCCTGCTGCCGCCGCCACGAGGCCGAAGCCTATGACCGCCTGCTGCGTCCCCTCGTCCATCTCGCTGAAGGACTGCGCCGCGCCTCCAACGGCGTTGGCCACATCCGTCACCGCTGGTGCAAGCGCGCTGCCGACTTGGATGGAGGCGGTCTCGATAGCGCCGTTCATCTCCTCGATGCTGCGCTGGGTGTCGCCCATCTGGGAATCGGCAAGGCGCTGGGCCGCCGTCTGGTCGTTCGTTGCGGCCGTGTATCGCTGGATGCCCTCGGTGCCTTGGTTCATCATAACCAAGGCGGCGCGCGAGGCGTCGGCCCCGAATATCGTCTGTATTGCCGCGTCGCGGGTGGCGGAATCGAGGCCGCCAAGCTTGGCCTGAAGCTCACCTGCTATGCCAGCCGCGTCCATCATGTTTCCGTTGGAATCGCGGACGTTGATCCCGAGGCTCTCCATCATGGTGGCGGCCTTGTCCGTCGGCGCGGAGAGGCGCTGAAGCATGGTCTTGAGCGACGTGCCCGCATCGCTTCCCATGATTCCGGCGTCGGCGAAGGCACCGAGAACGGCGGTCGTGTCCTGTATGCTCCACCCGGCGCTGTGGGCCTGAGCGGACACCTGCGAGAGGCCCTGCGTCAGGTCTGAGACGTCTGCGGATGATGCGGCGGCGGCACCGGCCAAGGCGTTGGCCGCCTCGCCGGTCTGGCCTGCCGACAGCCCGAATGCGCCCATGGCCTGAACGGTGACGTTCGCGGCATCCGCAAGCTGTAAGCTGCCAGATGCGGCCAAGTCCATGGTGGTCTTGAGAGCGCCGCCTTTGATGTCGGCTGCGGTGAGGCCGCCCTTGGCAAGCTCCTCCATGGCCGCACCGGCCTCGGACGCGCTGAAAACGGTGTCAGCGCCCATGTCCAAGGCGAGCTGCCGCAAGTCCTCCATGTTGGCGGAGGGGTCGTTGAGCGCGCCGGACACGCGGCTCATGCTGCTCTCGAAGTCGATGGCGGTCTTTGCCGAAGCCGCGCCGATCGCCGCGAGCGGGACGGTGACGCCTGCGGTCATGGTGTCGCCCGCGTCCGCCACCTTCTGCCCGGCGCTGTATATCTTTCCACCGGCCTCCGCCGCCTTGGAACCTGCCTCGACCCAGCTCTTTGACATGGAGCCCTCGGCGGCCGCCGTCTTGACGGCGAGGCGGTCAAGCGACTTCTCCGCCCTCTCGACGGCGGACGAGTTGTAGGAGCCGGATATGGCTATGGAAATGCTTGCCTTACCCATTGAGGTACTTCCTTATGGTCTGCTCTATGCGCGTCTCTACTGCGTCCACCACGGCGTCCTCGTTGTCCAGAACCGCCCTGACGAGGGCGCGCGGAGGGTTGCCCTGCGGAACTCCCACCGGAAGGCCCCTGCGCTTGCCCGAAAGGTAGACGGCCCCGGCGTTGGCGAACTCGATGGTTCCAGCGCCGGGGTCGTTGTTCTGGATGCGCACTCCGTTTGCGATGGTGCGCATCGCCATGCTTGACGCGTAGGCCCCCGTGTAGGCGATGGACTGCGCGTTGTTGCGCGCATCGGTTAGGATGGGCTTGGCGTCCTGCTTCAGGCCCTTCTTGAACTCTCGCGGAAGCTCCTTGTTGATGGATCGTAGCGCCTTGATGGTTTCATCGAGACCCTTGGCCTCGATTCGTACTCCTCCGCCGTGCTCGAACGCCATCATTTCCTCCCGCGATTGAAAATCCTGTTCACTCTCGCCTTGCGCGCCTCCATGTCGGACTTCTTGCGGCGCTCCTCTTGGGCGTCGAAATACATGTCCACGTACTCGTCAAAGACGGCGGGGTACTCGTCGCACAGACGCGCTAGGTCATACGGCGAGCACCCCGTCCTAAGGCTCAGGTTGGCTATGCGGGACGCCCGTCCGCTAAAGGGACGTCTGGCTTGTTGTCCTTGATGGACAGGTCGTAGGTGTCGGCGATGGCGTCGATTGCCTCCTCGACGTCAAAGCCGTCGATGCCAAGCTCCTTGAGCTTGCCCGCGCGCTTCGCCGCGCAGAAGGCCCATGCGAAGTCGAGGCGGCTCTGGTTGGTAACGCGCTCCGGCCAGTTGGCCGCGATCTCCTGAGCGTCCCAGAGGGAGGTGCGGCCGCCCTCGAACTCGATGGTTTTGCCGTCCTCCGGCTTGGTGAAAGCGAAAACGAACTTCATCTGTGCTCCTTACTCGGTGATGTAGCTCTTGACCTTGTTGACGATGGTGATGGTGACCGGCGTGCCGTCTGCGGAATCGATGCCGATGTCATCGGCGCTGAACTCGACCTCTGCGGCGTTGCCCTCGGGGTCTACCTCGGGCATCTCGAAGTTCCAAGGAACGTTGGTGAAGGCCACGTCGAGCGTGCAGTTGGGGTCTGCGCTGTGGGTGAACTTCCACAGGGCGGAGCCGTACACGATCTTGGAGGAGACCTTGGTGCCGTCGGCAGCGCCGGTGAGGCACTTGCGCATGAGCGCGAAGTCATCCGGCACGACGGTCATGTTCACGGAGGTGGTCAGTTTGCCCTCGGCGAGGATGGTGGGAACGACCTGACCGGCCGCGCGCTTCGCCTCAAGGCTGTTGGACATCTCGAAGCTGCCCTGCGTAACTGTCACGTCGCCGGGGGTCTGGCTCGCCGTGTCGATCTGGAAATCGCCGCCCGTGGGAACGAAGTAGCCATCGAAGCACGAGGGGTTCACCACGCCAGCCCAAGACTGGAAAAGCGTGGCGTCGATGCCGGCCGCCGTAACGCTGATGTCGAGCGGCGCGTTGCCCTCGAAGGTGAGGCCAAGCGTGTCGATCTTGCAGCCGTCGACCTTGTGCACCGTCTGCTGGGCGGTGTCTCCGATCTGACCCCAGAAGGTCAGGAGCGGCAGGACTGAGCCGAGGGTGATGATGTGCTTGTGGTAACCGGACTTCTCGGCAACGGGGGTCGAAACGATGTTGCCCATTGCCGCAAGGCAGTAGAGCGCGAGCGAGTCGGCGTACGCGAGAGTATCGAAGTCGACGCCCATGTTGACCTCGGACACATAGGCCCCGTTCGCCGCGTTGGCGCGCAGGCCGCACGCCACGGCCTTCTGCTCGATGGTGCGCTCCGGGTTGACCAGACCGCCGCCGGTCAGTCCGTGCTTGATGGTGGGCTGCTCCGCCGGGGTGTTGCCGTTCTGCAGCGCCACGCCCAGCATGCCGATGGAAACGTTAATCATCGCTGTCCTCCTTCTTTTGTGCGGAGGCGCGAACAGCCCCCTGCTCCTTGAGCGCCCTCACGAGCGCGTTTGGCGCTTTGACCTGAGCGCCCTTCTTGAACCGGTAGGGGTGCCCGTTGAAGAGCACCGAGATGTCCTTTGTGGCGATCACTGCACTACCTCCCTGAACTTCTGCGGGCACTTGGCGAAAACTGAGCACTGCACGCCCACGGATGCAGCGGCCATGTGGTACTTGGAGCTGTCGCCGGAGGCACCGGCGGCCTCGATGGATGGGAACGAGTTGTCCACGGACATGGCGAGGCGCTGGTCTGCCATCACGGCGTTGAAAACCGCGTCCACGTAGGCGAGCAGCGTTGCCGATGCCGTGTATTGGTCTGAATGGCGCGCGAAGCACATGACGTGGATGGTGAAGTCGAGCTGACCGGCTCCCGGAACCGCGCGCCCGCCCATGGTCGCGGTGTCCACGATGGAATCGACCGCGATGTAGAACGGTGGCTCGCTCGTGGGGAAGCCGTCGTAGACCTTTGGTGCCTGTACGCCGGGGTAAAGCTCCCCGAAGCTCTCGGCGACCTTGGCCATGCGGCGGTACAGCTCGTCGCGGGCTGCTTGGAACGTCACCATACGAGGTTCGCCCCCCGCCCGAACTGCTCAATCGCCGCGTTGACCTCCGGGATGTCGGTAGCGCCGTCCTGCCCGGCCGTGGTGAACCGGATGAATCCCGCGTCCGTGCTCTCGCCCGTGGCCCCGATGGGACGGTTGGACGGGCGCAGCATGTAGGCCGCAAGCTCCAGCACGGCGCGGGATACCTGCGCCGGAAGCTCCTCGTATCCGTAGACGTACTCGACCCAGCACGGACGCGGGAAGCACTTGACGGCCACGGCTTGGCAGTCGCTCACCAGCTCGTAGCCGTCCGTAAGAAGCTCACGGACGTCCCCGTGGTCGAGCGTCAGGCAGCGCTCGCGCCCGTAGTCCTTGGTGCGCCCGATGCGGGCGACGAAGGAGCGGCGCGCGTTGCGCTCGAATACGTCGGTCGCGGCCTGCCGGGCTTGGAAAAGCGCCTCATCCGGCAGCTGGTCGAAATCGTCCTGACCGTCCCCGTATCCCTTGAGCGCGTCGAGCCTGAAGTAGTGGCGGGACACCACCTCGATATAGGTGGTGAAAAGCGTCTCTCCGCCCTTCTTCCAGTCGATGCGGGCGGTGTCCGGTGCCTTGAGCGTCGGCAGCGTTACGGCGTTCTCCTCTACGTGAAGACCCTGCTCCCCGCCGAAGCGGGGGCGCAGGGTCGCGGAATCGATTGAGGCGTCTGCCTCAAGCTGCAAGACGGCGGTCTCGGATGCCGCGACGCGGATGGTCGAATCCGGCGCTACGAGCATCAGGCCTCCTCGTCCTCGTCGTAGTCCTCCTCAGCCTCGTCCTCGGCGGGCTCGGCCTTGGGCTTGGGCTTGCGGCGGTTTGTCTTGCGCTTGGGCTTGTCCTCCTCCGACACGAGAAGTCCGCGAGCTGCGGCCTCCTCGTCGGACATGACCTCGCCCTCGAAGGCGATCAGGTAGCCGTCACGGATGACGCGTTCCTTGCTGGTGTACATGGCTCCTCCTTACGCGCCCACGCCTGCGGCGGCGGGAGCCTTGTCGAGGCTGGTCTTGTTCGCGAGGCAGAAGGCGTCCGGGTAGCGCACCTGCAGCGCCTTGGTGTGCTCGCCGAGCACGGACAGCTCGTTCTTGATGAACTGGTCGTTGTAGTAGCCGATCTCCACCGTGGTGCCGCCGTGGATGGCGCGACGGCGCGCGGCGAAGCTGTCGTACACGAGGATGCCGGGGCAGCTCGCGTCCTCCACGACCTGCATGCCCCAGTACACGTCGGAGCCGAGCGTCTGGTACAGGCCGGTCTCGGTCTTGTACAGGTCGATGGCCTCGCGCACCTCCGGGCTGACGGCCACGTGGGTGGGGATGCGGCGGGCGTTGAGCATGACCTTGGTGCGCATCTTGCGGATGGCGTCGAAGTACATGCCGCCCATGGCGTCGGTGAAGGTCTGGATGCCCGGTACGTTGGTGATGCCCACGATGTGGGTAGAGTCCGAGCCGTTCCAGTACTTCGCGTTGGTGATCTCGTCAAGGTCAAGCAGGAGGTCGTGCTCGATGATGTCCAGCAGCTCGTCGTAGTCCATAAGCGTGTCCTTGGACACGGGGACGTAGCCAGCGATGGTCTCCTTGTTTGCCACCGCGTCCTTCCACGCGTAGATGACCTGCGCCTTGGTCGCGCTGGAACCTTCGGTGACGCCAGCCCACGTAGCGGGCGCGCCGGTCTCGTTGGCCTTGTCGCGCTGCTTGTAGGTGATGGAGCCTGCGGCGGGCGTCTCCATGAGGGTGCTCGCGAAGTTCTGGAACGCGCCGGGGAGCTTGGAGGGAATCTCAAGCTCGATCTCGGTGGGAGCGCCGACGGTCACCACGCTTGCCGCGTTGCGCGGGCCGACCTCGGCGGAAGCCTTGAACCCGACCTCAAGGCCGTGGAACTCGTCGCGGGAACCGAGGATGCGGACGCCGAAGGAATCCGCGTGCTGCTTGGGCTTGGGCGCGTTGCGAAGCGCGTCCTCCTCCTCGATGACGTGGCCGATGGTGATGTCAAGCTGCTCGATCTGGCCCTGAAGGACGAGCGCCTTGCTCTCGTCCTTATCGTCGGCAGCCTTGCGCTGCTCCTCGGCGAGGCGGTTGCGCTCCGCCCAGAGCTGCTTGGAATTGAGGATTGCCATGTTCTACTCCTTTGTCCGGTAAACCCTGTTTCCCAACACGAGGAGGCGGCACCCCTCGTTTTTCTGCATGCTATTTGCCGCGTGAGATTTGCCCGGTTCTTCACCCGGCTCGGTCGGGCTCGGCGATGCAAGCGCCTCGATTGCCGCCTTGGGGGCGTGCTTGTAGTGCGCGAGCATTGCCGGGTCGATGCATGCGGCCACGCGCTGCTCGGTCTGCACGATCTCGTCAGCTAGTCCCGCATCGACGGCTGCCTGCGCGTCGTACCACGTCTCCGCATCCATGGCGGCCCGCACGTCCTCGATGTCCATGCCGGAGCGGGCGGCGATGATGCCCGCGATGGTTCCGTCCACAGCCTCAAGTCGCTCGGCGGCCACAAGCAGCTCTGCGGCGTTGCCGCTCGTGTAAGTCCATGCGTCGTGGATCATCAGCTGCGCGAAGTCGGTCATGACAACCTTGTCCGCCATGACGGCGATGTAGGATGCGGCGGAGGCCGCGATGCCGTCGATGTAGGCGGTTGTCTCTCCCTCGTAGCGCTGGATGGCCGAGGCGATGCCGAATCCCTCGTACACGTCGCCGCCGCAGCTGTCGATGCGGATGTCGAGCGGCTTGGGGCTCAGCTCGTCAAGCGTCGCAGCGAAGGTCTTTGCGGTGTTGCTCGAATCCGCGTCCCAGAAGTCCGCCCCGATGGTGCCGTACAGGTACACCGTGGCGCGCTGGGCCTCGTTCTTAATCTGGAACACTTGTGCCTCCTACTCCCGTCTGGCTCCCGTCTCCGGGCTCCGTCGGTTTCTCTGCGTTGGTAGAGTTGAAAACGTTCACGGTGCCGTCCGGGTTGACGGTTCCGTAGTTGAGCGGGAACAGCGGGAGGCCGATGCCCTCAAGCGGATCGAAGTCCTCAAGGTCGCGCACGTCCTCGCGCGTTATCGCGCCCAGATAGCCCATCTCGCGGTAGTACTGGGTGCGGGTGGCGTCGTCTCCGCGCATAAGGCCCTGCACGCGGAACTTGGCCTGCGCGTTCGGAAGCCCGCAGGATGCGAGAACCGGCTGCAACGCGATCTCGATGCACCGCACGTCGGGCACGATGGTGTCAGTCACGTAGTCGATGTTGGACTGCTGCCCTCCGGCGTAGGTTGTCTGGTCGCCGTCGTAGACCTTCCAAGGCGGGACGTTGCAGGCGCGGCAGACCTGATGCAGCACCCACTTCTGCTGCTCGATAACGGAGGCGTCCTTCATTGTCTGCTGGTCGGCAACCCACTTTGCCCCGTACCCGAAGATGGGCGCGCGCCCCGCCTCGGTGATGCCGCTTTTCATGTCGATTGCCGTGCGGAGCGCATTCAGCTTCTTCTCATCGTTGATGACGTTGCCCGCCGGAAGCTCCACGTGGCCCAGATGGTGGTTTCCGTTGCGGAGCATCGAGCGGTAGAAGCGCTCAAGGTCGAGTGACAGGCCGATTTCCTCGGCTGCCAGCTTCGCGAGCGACTTGCCCTTGATGCCGTCCTTGGTCACGTGCGTGCAGATGTTGACCACCTCGTGGTTGAAGTAAGTCCCTGCGGGCACGTGGTCATCGCCCGGCGCTACGGTGTAGGTTGTGCGGTAGCCCTTCGGCGCGTTGCGGTCGTAGTTGTGCTTAACGGTCGCCGTTATAGGCCAGATGGCCTCGACGCGCCCACGGTTCCATTCGATGAACCAGTATGCGTTGCCGAACGTGTCACGACGCAGCACCGTCCACGCCATGAGCGCCGGGGCGGTCATCTCCTCGTTGGCCATGCCGTTGAGGAGCTTCGCAAGCGGATGGTTGGTCAGGCGCTCCGATCCGCTGCGCCTGTGGTTGACCACGCTGAACGGAAGAGACGCCATTGAGCGCGCCTTGGTCTGCTCGCACGCGGCGTAGTCGATTGACATGAGCGCGCCGTATCCAGCCGGTGTGGGAGCGAAACCCGGCGGAAGGTTGACGCGCACCACGTCTGAAAGCTCGGGTTCCTCCCCGCGCTTGTAGAACATGTCGTAGAAACGTCCCATGCTGCCCCTTTCTTCTGGCGGCATGGTACGGGTGGCGTGAGATTAGTAGATCTCTGGGGCGTCCTCACTCCCTGAGACGAGCTTGTTGTATGCGAGCGCAGCTATAGCCAATGCGATAGCGCCGTCTATCTTGGATTTGCGCGAGTCCTTTCCGAAGCGTGTGCCGTATGGCTCGCGCTCCTCCTCGACGGTGTTTTCCAAGTGCTGGCGGAGCTTCCTCTGCCCCTTGAGCTTGAGCCGCCTGTCCTTCACGAGGTTCATCACGATTGAGGTAGCCTGGCACATGGTGGCGTTGTTCTGCGCGAAGGAAACGGTCTCGATTCCGTACACATCGTTGAGCTGGCTGCTCATGACAATCATGCGGTTGGGGTCGATGCCTACGACCTCCGGGTAGTGCTCCTGGCACACGCCCGCAACAAGCTCCATGATCTGGTTGAGGGGGTAGTGCCCCGTATCCTCGTCCGGCGTGTCGAATATCCAGCTCTTCGTGTAGCCGACCATGGTTCCGCGCTTGTTCTTGCGTTCCTGATAGGCAACGATGGCGTAGGAGTCTCCGGCCGTAGCGCCGTCGATGCCGATGGTGAACGGGCTGTCGAAGTCGAGTGTGTTTGCCCCGCGCTCGCATCGGTCTAGCTGCGCCGTGGTGAAGCACGAGTACGCGTCCTTGTCGATGGGGAACCGGTTCGCGGTGTAGCGCTCGAACGACCTTTTGGACGTGGCCATGCCGCGCTGGTCTTGGATGCTTTCCCACGTGACCCATGAGGCGCACAGAAGCGGCTCCCAGCTCTCGCGCTTGTCGATGTCCTTACCGTCATCCAAGCCGAGCCAGTACAGGTACATTCCGGGGTCATCGTCCGCCTTCTGCAAGGTATCCCACAGGAAGCCCTCGCGCGCGTCTCCTGCCGTCGTGATGCCGATGGAGAGCGGGTTCCACAGAACCTTCTGGCCCTTGAGACCGGCGTCCCACACCTTCGAATCCTTGTATACGTGCAGCTCGTCAAAGATGAGCACGTTGAAGTGCCAAGATTCGAGGGCGTCAGCCTTGTTGGGAAGCACCATGATCTTGGCCCCGGTCTCCCTGTGGGTGATGACGTCCTTCCCGATGTCCCATTGGTCTTTCCACGTGTCGTTCAGCTTTATCATGGTGGCTATCTTCTCGAAGATGTTGCGCACCTGATCCTTCGAGCTGGCGACAACGCCGTACTGGCCGTTGTGTATGACCTCCATGGTTGCCACGGTCAGCACCAGACCGGCCGCAAGCTCGGTCTTGCCGTAGCCGGACGGGAGGCCGATTATCGCTCGGCGGAAGCGTCGCCTGAACCTCCCGCCCTCCATCTTGCCCGTGGCGAATATGGGCTTCCAGATGTTCTCACGCTGGAACGGTTCGAGCAGGAACGGCTTGCCATAGTAGCTGTCGTTGGAGACGTGGTGGCACATGGAGGACAGGCACTTCTCGTAGTCGCGGGCCATCACCAAGCCCTCGCGCGAGTAGGCCGTCTCAGTCCTCCGCATCCTCTATCACCACCTCTGCCTCCGGCAACTCGTATGCCGCGTCGATGCTCCTGAACATTGCCGCCGTGTCAGCCGCCGTCTTGGTCGCGGTTGCGTCCATGAGGCCGATGCGCGAGCGCGCCAAGGGCGAAAGCCCAAGCATGTCCGATAGCGCGCGAATCTCGCTGCTCGCCTCTTTGAGGATCGTGAGCGCCGGGTTCTTGCGCACAAGCGGCACCTCGCGACCGTCGGCTGTCTTGAACGGCTTCACGCCTATCTTGTCGAAGATGGCTATCTTGCCGCCGTCGGAGTGGATGGCCTGCTCCGCCTGCTGAGCCACGGCGTGCCAGTAGGTCAGCAGCCGCAGTGTCGGGATGTCCTGCTCGGTAAAGCTGTTGACGGGAGGCGCGAGCCACGCCCATATCTCGCTCTGCACGGGGTCTTGCGCTATGTCCTGCGGCATGAGCACACCAGAGGAGCCATCGCTAACGGCTAGGCCGTAGGAATCCGAGAGGCCCCGGCGTATGGCGTCGTGCTTCGGCTTAGCACCCTTCACAGGCCCTCACCCCTCAGTGCGTCCTCTATCTTCTTCGCAACCCTGCGCAGCTTCAGGCACAGGGGCGATGATGTGAGCATGGAGGCGCGGGAAAGGTCGCTCGCCGCCACGTGGGCGCGCTGCAAAACCTCAAGCACCTCGTCATCGGTCATGGATGCGGACGGGGCGGGAGCCTGAAGCTCGCCCGTGTAGGCGTAGCCTCTGGCCGCGCGCGAGCGGCACGTGGCGGAGCAGTACCGCGCCGTGCTTCGCTGGGCCTTGAACTCCCGCCCGCATATCTCACATCGCTTAATCAATCCAATCTCGCCTTCCGCACGCCTCTGGTGGACGGCATGCAATCGAGCATCCGGCTCGCATGGGTAACGGAGCATGCCGCCCGCCGGAAGCGTGCGGACGAGATTACTCCGAGAGCAATACCGCCTTTCGCCCCGTCAGCTGCTCCCACCGCGCGATGATTACATCGCAGTAATGCGGATCAAGCTCCATGGTCAGGCACTTCCTCCCGGTCTCCTCACATGCAATGAGGGTGGAGCCGGAGCCTCCGAACACGTCAAGAACCGTTTCTCCTCGCTTCGTGGAATTCTGGATCAGGTATGCCATGAGCGGGACGGGCTTCATCGTCGGGTGCTCGTCGTTCGAAACGGGCTTTTCGAATTCAAGCACTGTTGACTGCTTCCTATCCGAATACCAGCTGTGCGATGCACCGTCCTTCCAGCCGTACAGGCATGGCTCGTGCCGCCACTGGTAGTCCTGCCTGCCGAGCGTGAACGTGTTCTTTGCCCAGACAAGGCACTCTCTGACCCTCATCCCAGAACGCTTGCACGCCTCAAGGAAGTTCGCCCTCTGCGTGTCTGCATGCCAAATGTAGAAGGATGCTCCCGCCGTCAGGATGCCCATCGCATTATCGAACGCAGCGCTTAGGAACTCGATGAATCCCTCGTCGTCGTCCCATGAGTCGTTGTCGATAACGAGGCCGTCAGTCCTACGATGGAGTTGCCTCGCCTCGGAAGGCCTCATGTGCTGACCCAGTGCGACGTTGTACGGAGGGTCAGTCAGGAGCAAATCGCAGACCCCCCCCCGAGTTTTTGCACGTCCTCAGAACAGGTCGCGTCCCCGCACATCACCCTGTGCGATCCGAGCTGCCAAATCTCGCCGCGTTTGGCCTTGCACTCGATGACATCCGGAATCTCGTCCTCTTCCGCCTCGATGGTTTCGGCCATTCCGATCATCTCATCCGTGAAGCCGAAGTCCGTCATGTCGAAATCAGCCGAAAGCGTGTCAAGCTCGTATGCGAGGAGGTCTTCGTCCCAGCCGGTCATCATGGTTGTTTGGTTGTCAACGAGCGTAAGAGCGCGACGCTGGGCGTCTGTGAGGTCATCGCATGATACGCACGGGACCTTCTGCATGCCGATGTTCTTTGCCGCTGTCACCCGAGCGTGCCCGGCTACGACCTCGGGGCGACCGTCTGCGTTGCGCCACACAATGACGGGGTTCCTGAAGCCGAACTCCTTTATCGAAGCCTCAACCGCGTCGATCTGCTCGCGTGTGTGCTTCTTGGCGTTGTTTTCGTAGGGAACCAGCTCGTCAATCGGGATTTCCTCGATTTTCAGCTCGGTTTCTCGCATGAAAAGCCTCCTTCCAACTGGTGAAATGAGGCTATCGCGGTCGTGAGATTTAGCGTTGCGTTTTGTGGTGCCTTAGCGCTGCACCCTAGTTAAGCCCCCCGAACCTCCAATTTCGTGGCGATACGCGTTTGGGAGTGGCGCGCGGGGTATGAGGCGACGTTTCGGGTTTTCGAAGGGGCTAGGGGGTCTTGCGCCTGAGCTTGGCATCCTTCAGCCCGTGGCAGCTCTTGCAGCGCAGGGCGAGGTTGGCCGGGTCGTTCGTGCCTCCCTTGCACAGCGGCACGATGTGGTCCACCTCGCCTCCCATGCCCGCAGTCCTCCATCGACTGCCGTCGAACCATGCGCACTGCCTTCCGCAGTCGGTGCACCTGCCCTTGGTTCTCGCTATGGCCTGCTGCCTCGCGGCTTGGTACTCGGCGCTTGAGTAGTTGCGCCTCCATGGCTCGCGCTCGGCTCTGGCCTTGTCTCCCTTGGTCGGCTTGCGCTTCGGCCTCGGCCTGCACGGGCAGCGCTGGCCCGCCGGTACGATGCGCCCGCAGTGCGGGCAGTAGGTCTTCATGCGGCTCACTGCGCAGCCTCCTTCAGCAGCTTCTTGGTCTCGTGGATCGTAAGCTCAAGCGCCCGCGCTATCTCGCCTATGGTGCAGCCTATGCGCCGCATCCTCTGGGCGTGCTTGGCAAGCTGCCTCCTCGTGCGCTGCTCGTTATCCATTGCGCTCACCCGGCTGGCTGTTCTTGCTCGTGAGGTGCCACGCGTGGCAGTAGGGGCAGCGGTACCAGTCCTGCCCGTACCGTGCCCCTACCCGCATGGCCGCAAGCTCGCTGTGGAACGCCACCTTCTGCGTGCACATGCGGCGCTTGCGCTTGGTGCGCCTTCTTCTGTGATGCCTGCTGTGTCCCATGCCCGCCGCCTCCGTTCGATACGGCGAGCCTACAACGCACGCGAGATTCATCCGTCGTATGGCCGCTTGACCTCGCACCCTCGGTTGTCGATGTACCAGACCCAGACCGGTGCTCCGGTGTACGGACTGCGGTAGTTGTAGTGCCACTCCTTAACCTCAAGCGCTTCGCGAAGCGGTACCCAGCGTGCGGCCCAGCATCTGTCCCACAGCGTGTGGTAGTCGATTGACGGATCGAACATGCCCATGAGCGAGGGCGGACAGGCTTTGAGCCTTGGCACCTCGTGGCCGTCCGAGCCATAGAAGTACCCGAGGCACCTCGCCCTGTCCCATCCCTCGCTTGCCCCGAACTTGGCGAACAGCTCGGCGGCGAGCGGCCTAACCCGATTCTCGTCGCACTTGCACACTTCCAATAGGTGCTCGATGCACCGCTCGAACGGCGTCTTGGGCTTCGGCTTCTCCTCTGGGAACAAGTCGAGCGCGAGCTGCCCTGGTGCCTGCATCATTGCTCGACGCCCATCGCATACTCCGCGTCTAGGCTCTCAAGCTTGCGGCGCATCCACTTGCGCGAGTTCTCCGCGTCGCCGAAGCAGCCCGCATCCTCGTGGTCGCATATCTCCTCCGTGTAGCGGTCTATGATCTCGCGGCGCTTGGCCTCGTACTCATCACGCCTCATCCTTTGCCTCCTCTCCGCACGCCTCGCGGATGCGGCGGGAGAAGTCATGGATGACACGAGGCGGCATGTCCTTTCCGCACCTCTCGTCATCGCACTTCGGGAATGCGTCCAGCTCGTCCGCAAGCGCCAGCAGCGCGTCGCAGTCGCACGTCGGCTCTGCGCGCTTGTTCCAGGCAATCCGAGCGCCGACTTCGTTCTCGTGGTAGAGCCGGGTCTTCGCTGCGCACTGCTTGTTCGTGCATCGCGCGAAGTAGCTCCCGCTGCTGTTTCGCACAAGCTCTGCCTCGGCCCCGCAGAAGGAGCACCGCTTCAGCTCGGTCATCGCTCATCACCAGTCCCTCTCTGGCTTGACGAAGCTGACATCGATGTTGCAGCGCCAATCCTTCATCGTCTCGTTGACGAGAGCGCCCACGAACTTTTCTGCGAGATCGTTGGTGAAAAGCTGGTCACCAAGCTCCTTTGCGATGGCGTCCCTGATCTGCGGACGATACTTCTCCATCATCTCGGACACATAGGTCGCAGCCTCCTTCTTCACGACCTTGCGCACGTAGTACTCGATGATGGGCGTGCCCCTGTCGTACGTGTAATTCCCCTTGCCTATAACGTTCCCTTCCTTGTCGACCCTGCTGTTCAGCACCTCGTGCACGATCTCGGACGCCACTGCGTCCTTTCCGCCCAGCGCCTCGGCTATACCGGCGCACACAGTCTGGCGCACAACCTCCTCCAGATATTCGGGGTCGATGCCAAGGTCGATTCCGATGATGGGTTTCTCGTTCTTAGCCATCCTGACTCTCCTCTCAAATTAGACTTCAATCAGCCGACGATGATGCCCCTTACGAGCATCACGATTTGGTAGCCAGCGAAGATGGTCGCCGCGTCAAGCGCCAAGCACGCCAGCACGATCAGCGAGCACCCTCCGCAGCCCAACAGCCTACAATCCTCCGTTGACTCGTTTCGGCGCTCGTCATTGGCGAGGCTCATTCGGGCACCTCCATTTCATTTCAGCTCCCCGTCTACGATCGTTGGCAGAACCTCGCCCGCCATGTCCATGCACGCCTCGCACTTGTCAAAGTCCGGTTCCGGGCCGCTGATGGCCTCTAACGCGTCGGTCAGATGCTTGCGCGCCGCGTTAATGCGGATGCGCGCCTGTTCAACCTTGCTGTCTTTCATCTGGTCTCCTTTCACGCCATAACCGCAAGCGCGCACAGGAACAGCAGCCCGATGGCGAGAAGCTGTAGCGTCTTGAGCGCTGCGTAGATGATGGCAACGGGTATGCTCACCGCCGCAGCGATGGCTATTGTCACTAGCGCCTTCCTCACTCGTCCCCCTCGCTTTTTGCTGCCTCCGCGTCGAGCTTGTCGGCGTACTCAAGGAGCCGCTTCTTGAGCAGATCGAGGCCGAAGCGCTCAAGCTCCTCCGCGCGATACGCCGGGAAGTAGTTCCCGGTTCTGGGTTCCTCTTCGTCCTTGCAGACGCGGGCCTCGGCGATGTTGCGCCCGTTGTCCCACAAGTCCATGACGAACGTCTGCGTTCCGGTGCGCAGCTGGCACGGCCAGATGCGGGTGTCCACGCTCATGGCCTCATCGCGGCTCCACCCGACGCGGATTCCCGCGACCTCGCGCAGCCCTTCTTCGGTCGCAGCCTTCTCCCGTATCTCCTCAGCGGTAAGCTCGAGGCCGTTTTCGCTGTTGCCGAAGTCGTAGGAGTCCTTCACGGTGAGGTACGCGGTCTCGAACGGCTCGTTGAGCTTGTAGATCTGCACCTGCCTCGGCTCAACCTCGCCGTCCGGGCTTTCGCCCTTCTTGGCATCGGCCTCCGCCGCCTCGCGCTCAAGCCCGGCGATGCGGTCGCGAAGCTCCTCGTTCTCCTTCTGGGCCGCCTCAAGCTCGGCCAGCACATACTGTTCGCAGTTCATGATTTCCATGTCAGGCCCTTTCCCTGATTGTGATGATCCTTCCGGTCTCCCGGTCTTCTATCTCCCAGCGCCCGTACTCGTAGAGGCCGGGGTGATGCGGCGGGTACAGCTTCAGCAGAAGGCCGTCCCACCATTGCTGCTCGTACTGGATGTTGTCCCAGACCCAGCGGGAGACGTAGCGCGCCCCGCCGTGGAATCCGTTGTGGCACCCGGTTGTCCCGGAGCCGCAGAGCGCGAAAAGCGGGCTTCTGAGGCTCCACGTTCCGTTGGGCGTCACAAGGCTGAAGCGCTCGCCGCGCCCTATCGGAATGACGTGGTGGCAGCTCTGCGCGGGCCTGCCGCAGATGCAGCACCACTCCTGCGTGCGATCGTATGAACGGGCGTTCTTGCCCGTGTAGCGCGCGCCTACGTGGGGCTTGCCGTAAAGCTCCGCCCTTTCGAGCGAGTGGCCCTGAAGCTGTCCCATCGAGATCATTGGAGCCTCCTGTCCGGCCCCGTGACCTCTATGCGCTCGCACGCTCCGCCGAGCCTAGAGGCGATGCGCGCGCCGGGCATACCGCCCCACAGCTCGCGCAACTGGCCGAGGCTGTAGTTGCTCGTGACGATAGTTGGCAGCCCTTCGGCGGTTCTGGCGTCTATGAGCCCCGTAAGCGTCTCGATGGCCCAGTCGGTCGGGCGCTCTGCCCCTAGGTCATCCAAGGCGAGCAGCGGCACGCGCTCTGCCCTGCGCAGAGCGTCGCGGTCTCCGCCGTTGAACCCCTCGCGTATGCTGTCGAGCAGATGCTTGGCGCTCACGAGCTTTGCGGGCGTCGCTCCTCCGTGGCTGCGCTCGACCGCAACGCGCACGGCCTGTGCCGCCGCGTAGGTCTTTCCGCGCCCCGGCTCGCCCCAGAGATAGGCACCACGGCCTTGATCCACAAGCCTGCACACGAGCTCGCCCACATCGCTCTTTGCGTGCATGTAGCCGCCGCGCAGACCGGCCTTGCGCAGACTGCTCTCGCGGTTCTTGCGCACCAGCTCGCGGTACTCCTCGGTCTGCTCGAAGGGGACGGGCTTCGCTGGCTTGACGCCCTCTGGCACCTTGATTCCCTTGAGGGCTTCAGAGATTCGAGTACTCGTCATGAGCTGCCTCCCTTCGCTCTCCCTGCCGTTTCTGCCACGTGGTGCATGCGGACTGCCATGACTTCATGGGGTTCCTGCCGACCTTCCACCCCTTGCTCTCGTAGAAGGCCACGAAGGCCTCGGGGTCGAACGTGTACCCCTTCTCGGAGCAGTACTCGCGCACCTCGTCCACCGAAGGGGGCGCGAACCTTTTCTGCTTTGGCTTGGTATGGTTTGGCTTGGTATGGTTTGGCTTGGGTTCCGAACCTTCGTTAGCACCCTTTTGCATATCGAAAACCCCGCTATTGCCGCTTTCGCTAGAGGGGTTTTCAATGCCGGAAAGGGGGGTTTCGCAACCTTCAAAGGGTGGTTCATCACATTGGGAAGCACCCCTTGTGTTGCCTCGTCCGCCCCTTCCGCCGTTCGAGATAGCCCGCTTGGAGTTGTCGATGTCCTCGCGCAGGCTCTCGAAGATGGCATCGAGCGGCCACGCAAGGTCTGGCTCGATGCCGAAGGTGCCGTACTGGGCCAAGGCCCAGAGGATAGCTCCGCGCTGCTCCTCTGGAACCTTGGCCACCGTTGCGGTGAGCTTCGGAAACCATGTGAACTTGGCTTCCTGCATGGCTCTACTCCTCGTGCTCCCAGACGTATGCGCCCTTGACGCCGGTAACGGTCACGGTTCCACCGCTCCCGATCAGCGCGCACAGCACGTCGCAGCTGAGGCGGCTCACACCCGGATGCTCCACGAGGTAGCACATGGCGATGCGCTGAAGCTTCTTCTTGCTGTAGGACGGCTCAAGCTCAGAGCCCCTGCGGGCGCGCTTCGCCGTCACGAACACGAGCGTTGTGGCATCGGCGTCGATGCAGACCATGTCCGCCTTGCCCTCCGCGCACTCGTAGCCCGTGGTGTTGGTCTGCGGGTGGCCAGCGTCGCGCAGGTACGCCTGCGCCGCCAGCTCGCCGATTGAATAGGTCTTCTCCATGGCTCCTCCTAGAAGGGAACGTCTTCGTCGCAAACGTCCGCGCTCAGCTCCTGTGCGGCCTGCTCCGTGCGCTTGCCGTCTTGGAAGTCGATGTCCTCGCCGATTACCTCAAGCTTCGAGCGCTTCTGGCCGTCCTTCTCCCAGACGTTCTGGCTGAGGCGGCCAGCCACGGTCACGTGCGAGCCCTTGGCGAGGTACTTGCTGATGCTCTCGGCGCGGTTGCCGAAGAAGATCACATCGACCCAGTTGGCCTTGTCCTTCCACTCGCCGTTGACCTTCTGGCGCGTGTTCACGCACACGGAGAAGCTGCACACCTGCGTCCCGGACGAGGTGGCGCGAAGCTCCGGGTCTCGCCCTAGGTTGCCGCTAATCTCCACTCTGTTGATGCTCATTCGAGGCCTCCTTGCTGTGGTCTGAATCCTTGGCAATCTGGGCGAGGTACTTGCCCCACTCGGTCACCTGCTCGATGCTCAGGTCATTTGGCTGCACGTCCCCGAAGCTGGCCTGATACCAGCTGTCGAGGCCGCTTTCCTTCACGCCCTGCGCCATGCACTGCGCCTTGAGCTGCAGGCAGCGCGTGAGCCATTTCTTCTTGTCCGGCTGCGCTTTTGAGGGTTGGGCCTTGGCTGCCTTGGTGGTTCCGGTGGTCTTCCAGCGCGGGTTGCTCGGTGCCGCCTGCTGCACGTCACCGTCCGTGTCCTCGTCGCCCACGATGGCAAACGCCTTGCACAGGCTGTAGCGCTTGGCGTAGGTCTCGCGCTTGCCGTATTCCTGCGGGTTGGGGTCGTACTCGTAAGGCTCCTCATCAAGCAGAAGCGTCTCGCTGCCGTGGCCCACGATGGTTTGGATGTACAGGCAGCTTTCGCCGCTCTTGGTGCGCTGCGTGAGGAAAAGCCCGTTCTTGTTGAGCGGCGGCTTGATGGCGTCCAAGACGTCATCAAGGGTTGCGTAGGCGTACTTGCGCGTCCCGATCTGGCCGATTCCGTTCTTCTTGGGCGATGCCATGTCCTGCTGCGCCTTTGCGAGCAGGCTGTAGATTCCTTCTTCCGCCATTGCTACTCCTCCCCGGCAAGCTGCTTGTAGTGGTCGCAGAAATGGCACGCCGAGCAGTAGTCCATGCACTTGGGGTCTTCGCCGGGACGGTGCACCACGTAAAACTTGCCCTTGCCCGTGGCGTTCTCCTGATCGGCGCGCGCGTTCGCCTCGTCCTCGCTCTCGTAGAGGCGGACGGCGGTCTTGCGGCCCTCCTTCATGACGGCCCACTTGTCGGCGCGGTGCCAGCGCTCAGCCTCGGTGCACATGGGAAGCTGGTCATCCGGAAGCTTCTCGGCGGCCTCGATCTCCTCGAAGCGCTCCACGAGCCACTTCCCGCACTCCTCAAGCTCCTCGTCCGTGAAGTCCCAGCCGATGCGCCAGACGGGGTGCTTCGGGTAGTCGGCCTTGTTCTTGGCGTCCGACTTCTTGTGGTCTTTGAGAATGGCCACGATCTCGCCGCGCTTGGCGTCGAAGCCTATCTGGCGCAGCATCCAGCAGTAGATCATGGTCTGGTTGCGCCAGTCCGAAAGCTCCTCGTCACCCTTTGAGCCGAACACGGCCTTCCATGCGGATGCGGTCTTGTAGTCGGTGACGGTGCCGGTGGAATCGTCGTAGAGGTCGAAGATGCCGGACAGCTGGTAGCCGTTGGGCATGTCCACGACGATGTAGTTCTCCTTCAGCTGCGTCTTGGTCTCCTCGGCGTTTTGGAGTATCTGATGCACGGCCGAGCCGAATATGGCCCACACCATGTCGGCAACGTCCTGCGTGATCTCGTCATCGTGGCGGCGCTTGAGTATCGCCTCGCGCGTGCCCTTGAGGATGGTGGTCACGCTGTAGCGCTTGGGCGTGTACTTGTAGTCGCTCTCCGCAGCGGATACGAACGGCTGCGGGAGGTTCAGGGAGTTGGTAAGGTTCACCGCTAGCACCCCCCGAACAGGATGCCGAAGATAGCCTTCAGCTCGTCGCGCCGTTCCTCGATCTTCCGCATACCGCTGCGCGCGTTGGCCAGCGCCTTCTCGGCAATATCCTCGGGGTAATTGGCGATGATCGCCTCGCAGACGGCGATGGTGTTGTACGCGGACTGGCACATGTCCACATCGGCGCTTCGGGTCTCGTCCGCATCGTGGGTGAGCATGAACACGATGTTGCTCTCAACAACACCTGCGGCCATGTGGAGGTTGTCGTGCAGGTCGTGCATGTCGACGCCGTTCATGATGTTGTGCTCGAAGTACTTCATGGTTAATTGCTCCCTTCGGCGAGCATGTGGTCTTCGTCTTCAATGGGGTCGTAGATTTCGCCGGTCTCGGCGTCCACGTTGGCGGGGCGTTCCTCGTCAAACGGCAGCGGCTCGGCCTCGTACTCGTCTCCGAAGTCAAGCTCCTGCTGCTCGCTCTCGATGGTCAGGATCACGGTGCGGCCCGCCTGCTTGATGACATCGAAGACACCGGCTGCGTCCGTAAGCACTTCGAGCTGAAGGACGGCTACTCCGCCCTTGACCGCGGCCTGCTTGAAATGGGCCTTGATAGTGGTGTTCATCTGGCCTCCTTCTCGTATTTCTCGCTGTAGTACTCGACGCGCACCCGAATAAGGCACTCGTCGCTGTATGGGGTTCTGGGGTCGAAGGTCACGCCGAGCTGCGTGATCTGGCAGTCATCGCGGTACGCCAGCCCGTTCAGGCTGTCGCAGATGACCTTGGCCAAGTTGTCCGCGTCGGGCTTCATGAGGTCGGGGCGTCCTGCCCAGTACTTCGGGTTGCTCTTGGATAGCGGGCGCTGCACCTCGATGTAGACGCGAACCTCCGTGGCGAAGTCCTTCCACCTATCCCCGACGGATGCGCACCACTGGCGCTTGATGGACTTCTCCGCGCGCTGGGTCTTGACCGGCGTGTAGGTGCGGGAGCTGCGCGTGTCGAACTTCGGGCGCTGCTTGGTCGGGACTTCGGGGAAGGACATGACGCACTCGGCGACGCCCACGCGCTTGGTCTTCCAGCTCATTTCAGCCTCGCAGTGGTGTACTGGTCGGCATCGCTCCTCGCGACCCTCATGCGGATGGACGGATCTTGCTCCATGGCGATGCGCGCGAGGTAAGGCGCGAGGTGGTTGGGTAACTCGATGCCGAAACGGATGCGCATGCCGTAGAGGGCGCGGTTCGGGCTTGCCTTTCCGTCGTGCGTGCGCGAGCACTCGCGCTTGGCGTCGGACTTGTACCAGCCGAACTCCTCGGGATGGGTCTTCACCCAAGCCCTCGCGTCGGCCATGCGCTGCTCGCCCTTGGGGTCTAGGCCGAGGAGGGCCATCTGGTTGCTGGGCGGCTCCATCTTCCTCACAAGACCATCCCCTTGGCGGTCTCCACCGCTGCGTCCATGGTCGGGATGACCCAGAGCCACAGGATCAGCCCGAACACCAGCAACGTGACGCCGAATCCTATAAGCATCCCGGTTGCAAGACATTCGTTCTTGATACGATCAAGACCGCCGTTCACCAACGGGCACTTTCCAACCGGATATATGCATTTGAGCTTTGGAATCTCGTAATCACGTATTATGTTGTACGAGGCCTGTCGGCCGTTCCGGGCGCTCATGTTTTGGTAGACGGGGGTGCCCGGATATTTCTTTTGCGTGGCCATCTTCACTCCTTTCTGCGTTTCCGCTGGTAAATAGCTGGTTCTCATTTACTTCTCAGTTTCTTGAGCGCTTTCTTGTGCCTGTGCTTTGCGCTGTATAGGCGTTGGCGCTCGCGGTTGACCCTCTCCTCCCGTCTCACCTCCTCCTCTAGCTCGCGTACCTCCTCGGCAATCTCCTCGTTACGCAGCTCCTTTGAGCAGGCCGCACACCACCCTGTTTTCGGTGAGAGTGGTTTTCGGACGCGCATGCCGCATTTGGGGCACTGCCAAACCTTCCGGAGGGAGATTCCATACCGGCTGGCCTGCACTTCCACGGCGTGCGGGGAGCAATTGAGGGCTTCGGCTATCGCTTCGGCTCCTTCGTTGGAGTGCTCGCTGAGGTACTTGAGTTTTTTGGTAGTCCACTTCACCTGACTGGCCTCCCATCAAGAAGCCATTGGCGGTAAAGGGCCGTGAGCTTGCGGCGCATGTATGCGGTGCGCTCCTTCGGCTTCATTAGCCGACCGCCACCATAGGGCGGCGCTCGTCCGTTAGACCGGCAAGGTAATCAACCGAGCACCCATACAGCTTTGCGAGCGCGATGGCATCCGGAAGAAGCGGCGAGCTTTGGCCACGCTCCCACTTTCCAATAACGTCCTCCGAGCGGTGAATTTTCTCGCCGACCTCCTTCCGGCTGAGACCAGCACGCTTACGCTCTGACACAAGATTGTTTCGCAT